AAAATATTAAAATGGCTAACAAAATGAAAGAAAGGAAGTTCCAGCCCGTACCAAAATGAGCATTGTTCATTTCATACTTTACACAATATTCTGGGTTGGACTATGGCACCTGATTCACAGTATAGTTTGTATTGTCATATCAAAGTTCAAATACTGGAGATACAGAAGAGCACACCAATTTAGCGGGTCTGCGTTTGAGGAGACTCTTAGGGGCTACAACACCTCTTGGTACACCTCTCAGGCATCTACCTCAGGTAGATCAACCTCCCCCAGTACCAGTATTACGCCTGGTAATCTACGGCGAACAATTGGTGAGGCACGGAACGAGGTTGAAAACTGGTTTTGCTCCCCCAGTTACAGTCCAGCAGAGCTACCAGAAGATACACCAGAGGAGGACGAGTCCATTGACTGATTGGGCAAAAGCCAAAAAGAGGCTCATACCTGAATACGAAGATGCCGGAATAACGTACTGCGAGTCATGTGGAGGGAGCTACATTCTGTCCTTCCACCACCTTGACCGTAGAAGCTCTGGGAAGTCCCAGGATACGTTCGAGGAGACAAGACTGCTTTGTGCCGAGTGCCACCACAAGGCTGACAACGCTGCAGGGTACAAAGATTTTAACGAGGAGCTTAGAAAACTACGATGAAAATTACCGCCGTCATACTACATTACTGGGAAGAGAGGCTAGGGAACGTCGATCCCATCATAACTTCGCTTAGAAACGGGCTAAGAGCCCCAGATGAGATCCTTCTCTTCAACAACAATCCTAAATACAACCTCTCCAAAAAGGGTGTAAAGTGCATTAACTCAGCCATAAACTTCGGTTCCGGCTCACGCTACCCAGTCTCCCTTCTCGAGCCATCAGACTGGTACCTTTTTATAGATGATGACCTAAACGTAAAGGAGGGTACACTTCGAGCCTTAGAACAAGCCGCAGAGGGACTTCCAGAGCCTGTGAACCTCGGACTGATGGGAAGGAAACTTCAAGGCAAGAAATACTCCCAAACAGATATTACGAGGGGAGACAAAGTTACAGAACTGACAGAGGTAGACGTTTTGATCCGAATTTACTTTGTTCCGTTTTCTGGAGTTATGAAAATGCTCCAATTCGAACACGATAACCCAGAAATCAAGACTGATGATGACATCTACCTCTCTTTCAGTGATTTCTGCTTCGTAGTTCCTGCCAAAGATGGGGAATACATCAAAGAGTTGGACGCTGGTGGTGTTGGGTTAGAAAAACGTAAGGATCATTTTAGCAACCGGGACGAAGTAGTATCGAAACTGCTCAATGCCTAATATTGGCTGTGGCATCTTTTCCCTTTCCAGGTTTTCCTATCTGGTGAAGCTCCTGAATTCGCTAGAAAATGCGAAAGGTAAGGATGATATACATTTCTATTTGTTCCAGGATGGCGGGAGAAATCCCATATCTGGCAAGCTAAGAGCTGCCAGAATGCAAATACGTACCTCAACAGCCCTCTTTAACGAGTCCAAACTACCAAACAAGGAGATCGTCGAGCAGCCAAACAACGTTGGAATACCGATAAACGTCTACAAGGGGGTACAACACGTATTCAAAAATCACAATATTGGGATTTTCCTAGAAAACGATGTCATTGTCTCAAAGGACTACTTCGAGGTTATTTCAGAGATGCTGAAAAAGTATGGTGGGGTTGTAAAAGCAGGAGACTCCCCAGGTGAGGGGGATGGGGTTAGTCAGAAAGAGAAGATTTCTGGTACTAACTGGGCCTGCAAACGCAAATCATGGAAGAAAGCCAAGCCGTTTTTGAAGGAGTTTATTGAGGAGATGCGTAAGTCAGACTACGCAGACGTAGATCCGGCCTATTTGAGGGAGAAATACGGCTTTCCTACTCAGGACTGCATCCGCAGCAACGCATTTGTAAAGGGAGGAGTCAAGGTTTGGGTAACAGACCATCCTAAAGTAAGGGTTATCGGACGCAGAGGATTCCACGGAGCCTCCCACCACCTCCTTTCCGTTACAGACAAGCAAATAAACGTTAAAATAGAGATATGAGCCTTCTTGATGAGGTAAAGTTCTTAGATAACTACAAAAAACAGGCCATAGCGAAGCGTGGTCTCAAGGATCTCTACTTTTTTAATAGGGAGATTCTGGAGAGAGACAACCCAGATCGCCAGGCTAACGTTGTTCCTCACGTTCACAGGGAATGGACTGACTGGCTAGACAAGTCCAAGAAACGTCACAGGCTGATGCTGGTCCCCCGTAACACACTCAAATCCACCTTCCTAACTGTTGGAGGCCCACTACAGAAGATCGCAGAAAATCCCAACGTCAGAATACTGATTGCCAACGCAAAGCTAGATAACGCTAAGAAGTTCCTCTCGGAAATCAAGAACCATATCCGCTACAGCGAGCCATTCATTGAAAACTACGGAGAACTGTACAGTAACGACCTAAAATGGACAGAGGACGAGATTGAGGTAGTTGGCAGGAGGGCTGGGACTAGAGAGCCTACCGTAATGGCAATCGGGGCTGGTGCAGGACTGGCAGGGCTACACTTCGACTATATTTACGGAGATGACCTTGTAAACGAGATAAACACAGCTACCAGGGAGCAGGCACTGAAGATTATTGAATGGTGGAGGCGCTCTATGTCCCTACTAGATCCGGTGACTGGAGTTTCCACAACGATCGGCACCCGCTGGAGCTACTACGATCTATACCAGCACATTATTGACGAATTAGGCGACAACGTAGACGTTTTCCACCGCTCTGCCTACAAGGAGGACGGGAGTCCTTATTACCCAGAGCTTCTTCCTCTTGATAGGCTGGACGAGCTCAGGGCACTAGAGGGATCTTATATGTTCTCAGCGTTCTACCTGAACGACCCTGTTGATGAGGAAACCTCGTTAATTAAACGTTCCAACATCCACTACTACGGAAGAGAGTGTCCCTGTGGAGAGACCCACCGTAAGCCAAAGAAGAGGGAGTTAGCCATTTTTACTACCTGCGACCCGGCTATATCCAAATCAATCACAGCTGACTATACAGGGATTGTTACTGTAGGGGTTGATGTTGAAGGAAACTGGTATGTACTGGAAACTGCAAGAGGAAGGTGGTCTGTACTAGAGATGGTTGAGAGGCTTTTTGACACTTACGACAGGTACCAGCCGAAGGGAATGAGTGTGGAGGTTATTGGGTCGGCACAGATGTTGCTGGAAAACATCCACACCTCTGAAGCCCTGAAAGGTAAGTATCTACCGATTGTCCCTATAAAGACTAGGAGCGCTACCGCTAAAAGGGACCGCATCTTTGCTTCGCTTCAGGCTAGGTTTGAAAGAGGTAACGTATTTATTGGTCCTAATATGCCAGAGCTCGAAGATGAGCTCTCACGGTATCCTAGGAGCAAGCATGATGACCTAATTGATGCACTTTCAGATGTTTCGGAAATAAGCTATACTCCAGATAGAGAGCAGGAGGAAAAGAAGGAGCCGGTTACTATACAAGAGAGGATCTTGGATAGTCTTTCTGAAAGGGATCGGCCATTCGTCGATACTGTTCTTGGTGAAGAATTTTGATATGATTTATTTGATAGTCACAAATATTGTTTTGTTTGGGTTCCTAGTCTACCGTGACTGGGCACACCGTAAAGATATGGAGAGGAAGGATGACCTGATACAAGACCTGAATCTCAAGTTTATGAGCAGGGATACAGATGATTACATTCGTGCTAAGGCTCCCAAACCAGAGAATATGGAATCTACGGTAGACGACCTCATTCCAGTAGAGGAGATTTCAGACGCTCAGTTTTACGGAGCTGAAGATAAGCTATGATAACTGTAGGGGAGAAAAAGTGGACAAAACTTACGGACGAGGAGAAGATTTCCTATTGCAAGGATAATCTAATAACTCCTGCCAAGGAGGAGAGGCAAACACACGACAGGAAGTGGTATCTCTCAAACCAGTTCCTAGCTGGTAATCATTACATTTATTTCAATGCTACCTCCAACGCGCTCGAATCCCCCCCTAGACGCAGAAACGCTGTCAGGCTAGTAATCAACAAGATTAAATCCACGATTAGGTCGGTTCTTAACTACTCCACGCGATTCCAACCAAAATTTGAGTGTATTCCAGGGGACCTTGACAAGGATACAATCAAAAATGCCCGTAGATCTGGGAAGGTACTAGACTTCCTTTTTGTTAAACTTTACCTTAGAAGCAAGGTACGAAAGCTAGTTAGGAACGCCCTAGTGACCTCTGTGGGCTTCTGGGAACTGGGTTGGGATGATGCGGCAGAGGGCGGTCTAGGACAAGTTACAGTAGTAAACCACGATCCTTTTGATATTTTCCTACCTGCCACAGCCGAATTTGAAGGACCAAAGATCAACTCCTCTTTTATAGCTAAGGTAGTCACACGAAACGTAGCCGATATTAAAGCAGACGAGAGATATGATGAAGAAGTGCGCAAGGAGGTCAAACCTGATGTTGAGATTGCCTTTTCTACAATGAAGGCGAGAATTCTACGAAAGCATGGCCAGAAGTCAGACAGGAAAGAGGGTCAGGATACAGCTCTAGTTTACGAGATAATGCTTTGGGACCCAGAAGGCAACGAGAAGGGTGGAAACATCAATTTGGTAACTTTTGCAAACGAGGATAAACTCCTGAGAGACGAAGAGTTAGAAAACACAGAGTTTCCAATGTACGTAATGCAGGCTGATACCTCCAGCTCACGCCTTTACGATACCTCTTGGGTGGAGGATATGATTCCGATTAACAAGGGGCTTGACCGTCAGGAGTCTCAGATTATGGAGTACAACAACCAAATGCTGAGAGCTAGGATTATAACTGAGAAGGGACACGGGGCGAACTTAGCGGCTACCGGGAGGAGTGGGATGGATGTAGAGGTCATTGAAGTCAACCCAGGGAGGAAATTCGAGCAGTTTAGGGTCTACCCACTTCCTCAGACGATTGACGCACAGATCCAACGTTCAAACCGATATCTAGAGGTTATTGGAGGGGCAAACGAGGCTTCTATCGGGGTTATGCCTGCAGGTGCAAGGTCAGGAAAGACCCTAGAGGCACTTCAAGCAGCTGATGCGAACAATCTGGCAGGTATTAGGGAAGGACTAGAAGATTTCCTCTCCGTAGTAGGTTCCAGAATTTTAGATATTGTAGCTGAGAAATACCAGACTTCTAGGATAGTTAAATTATCAGAGGAGGAGGAAGGGGAGCAGTTTATGAAGGTGGTTGGTGGTGAGGCCACACAAAGGCCAGAAGGAGCGGCGATCGTGAATAAGGATAACGAGATTATTGTCAAGATCGGCTCCTGGTTGGGATACACTAGAGAGGCTCAGAGGGAGACCCTGATGGAACTCGGTTCTACGGGGTTCCTTCCTAAAGAGGCCGTCCTGAAAGAGTTTGAGTTTGCTAACATCGAGGAACTTTCATCTAAAGCAAGAGACGAGAGATTAGAAGAGGCCGAGATGCAAGCAGATATTGCTGGAAGACGTGGTGAGGGCCAGCAAGGACAAGCTCCAGCAGGACCAGCGCCAGGAGGAGGTCCAGACATGCTCGCTCTAGCTGATGAGGAAAATGCCAGAATGATGAATGGAGAGGTACTGAAACCTACTCCTAATGCTCCCCCAGACCACACCCAGGCGCATGTTGACTTCCTACAATCACCGGATGCACAAGCTAACCAGAGAGGGGCTACGATTATTGAGGAACACGCCCGGGGTGAATTAAAGGGTGTAGAATGACCAAGAAAGGTGGTGAATAAGTATGAGTACACAAATAAATTCTTTGAGGCCAACACCTAGAGGGCCTAACCATGTTGCTGTCCCTGACAGCGACTGGGCGTTTGTGTTAAAAAAGACAATTACCTTCGCTGGTGGAACCTCTAATGCTATCGGTGATTACGATGGTACTGGAGATCCTTTTGTTATCTTTAATGTTTCCGGCG